TCAGCATCGGTGCAGGTCATACTAGAATAGAAAAGTAGTTCTAACATGGGATGAACGCTCCGTTCCGCGACTTACTTGCGTCTCATGTGTATGTTCCTTCACATTGACCTTCTACTTTTGACTTAAGATACCCTATTAGATTCAACTTTGATCGAAGATCAAGATTGGGATCCAATTGGATTTCTACTCGTCTCTGTAAGAACCTTTCACAAGACATGTGCCACCCGTAAGGATTAGCGTCATCATGATGGGCAAGGGTCAATGCCAGTAGGATACTGAGCATGAGATGAACGTACTGGAGTATTATAACTCCTATGCACTATGTAGTCAAGTAATTTTGTAACTTACGATACAATATTAAAAAACCTTAAGGGGCAAAAATTTTGGCGAATTTTTTTTGCCCTATATTTGGTTTTACTTTCGCTTTTTGTTTTTGGACTTGGGTGGTTCGTTACCCCAGAGTTTAGGACTGATTCTACCTTCTGCCTGCTTCATGGTAACGAAATCACGCTTATACTTATCGTAGTAGTGATCAAACAATTCCGACTGCTTTGCTGCAGCTGATATGTCATAATATGAGGTTCCATCAATCTTGTATTCAATTAGGAACGCATTATTAGGCAAAGTTTTATCATTTGCCAACTCGGGATCACAATTTTCGTGAATGATTTTCATAAGATTCAAGAACGACCTCCCCATTGGATATCAGTGAATGCTTCAGACACAACATCTTTAGAGATTTTGTATTTTGTTTCAAGATTTTTGTCTTTTACTAGACAAAGAATTTCTGCTTCGAGAGGATGCAATCCTTGGAGAATATCAATGAACATTGTTTCTCTACGAAGAGATGATAATGTTGGATTACCACCTTTCAAGAAATTATAGAACTTGACATATTCTTTACGAATGGTGGTAAACCCTTGATCGTTTGCACCAAGAGAAGTAGATCCAAGTTCACCCATCTTACCAACAGCATCATTGATCTTATCAGATAGTGATCCTGTGCTTAATTCATCTTCTTTATTGCTTCCATAAGGAACTGGACCATCTGGCAATAAAGTTACAATGGTCTCATCAAAGTTCCAGATAAGAACTGCTTTGAGAGACATATCTCCATATTGTTGGAGAACTTTTACTTTATTTGCTTTGCTTCTCATTTTAGAAGCAGCTTCCAGAACTTCAAACGCAAATGGATTATGTGGAAGTTCTGGAATTTTTTGCGCCGCAGGTTTTTTTGCTGCGGGTTTCTTTGCAGCAGTTGCTGCTGGTTTCTTTCTACTCGTCGTCTTCTTCGCTGTCGTCATAATAGTTTTCAAAGTTAAATGCAATTACTTCATCTGGAATCAAGTTTCCTTGCCCATCAAACATTTCGGGGTGAACTCTTGGGACATCATGATAGTTCATTAAGTACTCTCTGGCAACCCATCCACCAATAACCCCCACCAGGAGGAACATTACAGTTAGGAAAGATCCTACAACTAAACTTACTGCTAACATCTTACTGTCCTCCAGAGGAACTAATTTTTTTTACTTATCCCTATCGATAAGTCAAACTTTATATTGATCGTTCTCTTAAAAAAAGAGATGATCTGATTGAATGCTAATTTAAAAGGTTTGGTCTGATGTGTTTCTTTTTGTTTTCCTCCCGTCAGTATAAATTCAAACCCACGATCGATATTGTAATCTGGTTTATTTATGTCGGTATCCTTACAGAATTTTGCTTTCTCTGAGGTATTGGATTGTTTCTGTACATCCTCCGATTTCTCTTCCATCACAAATTACCTGGGGAAATGTTGATCCATCACCAAACTTTTCGTAGAAAGCAGTACGATCAAAATCTGCTCCCAGATTACGAACTTCAAATTCTTGATTGGTGAGCTCAAAAACTTGCTTGACTTTTTCGCAGTATGGACAACCGTCCCGCGTATATACTTCAAATTTCATATCTCAATTGATAAAAATTATACGATAATTATAGCACATCTTATCTATTAGATGAAGCTAACCAGTAATTTAATGCCTGAAGATTTCTTGCTGCAAGATAGGTTGCTCTTGCGGTAGGTATTTCTGTGTCTGTTGATGATTTTGTGATTGCTGTTACTATACCACATCCAAGCACTGTATCTGCAGTAAGGACATTAGTAACTCCTATAGAAATAGTTGCATTTTGATCAGCAATTGCCAGTGTTCCTGTATTTAATTTAATTCCCTGTGTAAATTCAAATGCATTTAAACTTTGTCTCCAGAGAATATGCTTATCTACAGTACCTTTAATAACTATTCCACCATTAGCAGCCGTATTGTCATCTGGTCCATTTACACTAAAAGTACAAACTGCATTACCATTACCACCTACAGGATTTGATAAAGTAAGAAATCTTGCTCTGCCAGTATCATCATAATATTTTCCAGTAATTCTTGTCCCAGGGTTTAGGGTAAGATTAGATCCTTGAGGTACTGATGCTACAGAAACCAATACATTATTGATCAGATCATTATTACTGAACAAATCTTTGGATTCTAATTGTTGATTTAAGAATATAATGTCAGACCCACCAGTAGCATATGCTCTAAAAGTAGTAGCAGTACCAAACCCAAGAACTACCTGATTTGATTGTGCCTTAAAAGTATTAGTTTGGAAGTTTGCGGTTTCACCTTCAATCTTAGTAGTTCCTCTGAAGGTTGCAACACCAACTTGGAACATTCTATTAGTATCAATACTAGTGATAGTAATATTACCAGAGTTGACAGAAATGCCTGAGAATGTAGACATTCCCACAACTTCCAATCCACCACCAACAGTTAGATTATGACCAACTGAGGTCATTCCAGAGATCTGTGCGTCCCCAAGAACATCTAGTTTAACAGCAGCAGTAGTTCCAACACCAATATTACCAGTTATTCTTGCATTACCAAGAACCATGAAGTCATCACTAGTGGGTAATCCACTAACCGCATAATATAATCTACCATGACATAAGAAAGATACCTTAGATTTAGGATTTGAAAATCCTATTAAAGATTGTCCAGCATCTAATTTAATATTTGGTCTGGTATATGTTTGCCCAGGTCCTATATCAAATCCATAATCTAAGTATTCTGTAGAATCAAAATCATTCAACCCACCATTAGAAATACCCAACTTAACTGTGGATACATCTGGACCCATATTTACAATCGAAATTGTAACAGAAGACTGGGACCCTGCAGGTGCAGTATAAATGGATTGTTTTGTTGTTCCAGTTGATAATGTATGGCTAAGAACTCCTGATCTTTGTGGATTTACAGTATCACTATATGTCTGCCCATAAAACAAAAAGTTTACATCAGGTTCAGTAGATCTTACAACAAGCTCTTGCCCTTCACCCAAATAAATATTCTCGGTTTCAATAACCTCACCGTATTTTACATAACGATTATACTCAAAATATCTTACATCACTTCCATCTTTATATCCAATCTGAATTCTAGAAGGATCATAATTTTTACTACCAATAGTTATCTTACCTACAGTTAACTTCCCAGCAGGTCCTGTATAAAGGTTGAGTACTGAATTAGGATCTGGTATAATAGAATTTAGAAGTCCAAACGCCATCTATATCAACCGAATACAACAAGTTTAAATATTTATATGATTATTCTTACAGGTCACAAAGGTTTTATTGGTAAAAAATTTCATACCGAATTAGAAAGAAGAGGAAAAAAAGTTTACGGTGTAGAACAATCAGACATACATCACTTTAGAAATTATTTCAAAAGTTGGAATGATGTTGAGATGATCATTCATCAAGGGGCAATATCTTCAACAACTGAAACAAATCTGGATAAAATTTATGAGCACAACATAGACTTCAGTCGATGGTTATTTACGATGGCTGCTAAGCATAGCATACCTGTAAAGTATGCTTCATCGGCATCCGTATATGGAAATCAAGTAGGAATTATTAATCCTTTGAATTACTATGCACTATCTAAAGTAACTGTTGACTACTGGGTTGAAGATAACTTAGACAAGTTTCCACTCATTCAAGGATTCAGATACTTCAATGTATATGGTGATGGTGAAGGGCACAAAGGTAATCAAGCAAGTCCTGTAAGCAAGTTTGCCAAAGAAATTAAAGAAACAGGTAAACTAAAACTATTTGAAGGATCTCAAGACTTCTTAAGAGACTTTGTGTGTGTTGATGATATTGTAAATTTAGTATTAGATAATGGGAAAAAATCTGGTATCTATGATTTAGGTACTAGTGCTCCTGTTAGTTTTCAATTTGTTGCGGAATGCTGCATAAAAAAATATGGTGGAGATATAGAATACATTCCATTCCCCGACCATTTAAAAGGTAAATATCAAGATTATACTTGTGCGAAAAAACTATGGGGAGATTATATATTTACAACCATCCCCAAATATCTTAATCTCCAGTGAGTATTCTATAACTATCCTCATCAAAATGCTGGGTTGAAAATTCAAATAGTTCAGCGTCTTCTAGAGCAACCATTTGATGTTTTAATCCAGTTGGAATATGAAATCTATCACCAGGTGCAAGAACAATAATATCTGCTTTTGCTAAATTTTCATCATAACCATAATACAGTGAGATGAGACCACTCTGCAAATAGAAGGTCTCGTCTTTTATTTTATGATAGTGCCATGAGCACCTCTTGTTTTTCTCAATGAACAAGAGTTTGCCGCAATATTTTTCGTTGTTGACTATCCACTTCTCATACCCCCATCCTTTGGGGACATATTTAATTGAAGAAGTCATCGCAGTTAATTCCTTTGTCGTCGATGAATAGGTCGGCGTGTGGTTTACCAAGAATTAATTCATGATACTTACACCCCCAAGTATTTAACTGTTCTGTAGTTAAATCTTTCATCAGTGCAGTTGCTTTAGATGCAGCGTCAGGATCACCAGCAAATCTTCCCATAGCTCTTGCAGTAAAGTAGATTATGTAGTGACCCTCATCATACATTTTATTTACTCTTTCTATTCTATCATACCAGGGTTCTGCTTCGTGATAGTTCCTCCCCACCGTAGGACTACAGATAGTTCCGTCAATGTCGATACAGTATCTCATTTACATCATCCTCACTCAAAATATAAGTACCTGGTTGCTGAACTGCTTTAGCAGCTGCTCTGTTACCCAACATAAGAGATACTTGAATATCTCCACATGTTATATATCCATAAACTAGAGCAGAAAGAAAAGTATCTCCTGCACCAACTACATCATACACATTGACCTTCTCTGCAGGATATAGTGTTTGTTTATAAACACACCCCTCAGATCCTTTAGTAACAATAAGATTATCAATATAACAGTCTTCTCTTAGATTTTCATACTCAATATCATTAATCTTAACAAAACAATTTTCTTTATTTGGTAAAATTGTTTTTTTACTATCAATAAAAACAGGACAAGAAGAATTTTCTACTATCTCAAAAATTTTATCATGAGTTAAGTATCCTTTATCATAGTCAGATATAACAACAGCATCAAAACTTTCAGTTGATACAGGAACAAGGAGAGGTTTTACTCTCTCCTCATTATCCATTCTAAGAATTTGTTGATTTGATTTTTCGTCAATGAATCTAGTTTTAACGATTCTTTCTGAATTAGTTAGAAAAGTTACATCAAGACCAAATGCCTGTAAGTTTAAACAAACATTACCAGCCATGCCAGATTTTGTTTTTATTTTTGCATACTTTAAAATCGGTACTGGTGCTTCTGGACTTATCCTGTTACATCTACCATAGATATATTCATCTTCACAACTATCACCGAGTAGCAGAACTTTCATTTACTTTCTCAATAATTTTAGTACTAGAGTATCCACCATACCTGGGAAGAAATCTAACTTCTTTGGCATACTCTCTACCAACAACATCTCCATTTTCCCAATCGTTTCCTAATAATATGATATCAGGAGAATATAATTTAATCAAGTCTTCAAGATGCTTTCTATTATTAAAAATTAAAACTTGATCAATATATTTGATTGCAGAAAGCATAGCATATCTTGAACAGATATCATTTATGGGTCTAGAAGAACCCTTATCTTTTCTAATTTTTTCATCACTATCTGTTGCAACAATGACCTTATCACCCAGGGATTTAGCAACTTTAAATAATTCTATATGCCCTGGGTGAAGGACATCGAATGTCCCATTACACCATATTGTTTTCATAGTTCATCATAAACAGCTGTAGTAATACTAGAATCATTTTGAACAAAATCTCTATCGTGATAAACTTTTCTAGATTCTGAAACAGGAACAAAAACTAGTTTTTGTATTTCTGGTAAGTACATATAGTTAATATCACTATTAGCCAGAGTATCAATAGCATCTTCTATGGTTTCAACTAATGGATCTCCACCAAGATTAAATGAAGTATTGAACAAGATAGGAGTATCTGAAAGTTTTTCAAATGCACTAATCAAATTGTAATAGTGATTGTTCTGCTCAGGTGTAACTGTTTGAATTCTACAAGTTCCATCAATATGAATAACAGAAGGAATCTTTTCTTCAACACCTGGTAGACAATCTACAGCATACATCATATGAGGACTTTCTTCCATTCCAGCAAGATCAAACCAGTCATGAACTTTATCAGCAAGAATAGAACATGCAAAAGGTCGGAAGAATTCACGACGCTTTACTTTGTTTACAATGTCCTTACCATCTTTGATAGTAGGATCAAAAAGAATAGATCTATTACCAAGTGCGCGAGGACCACCTTCAGATCTTCCTTGGAAGATAGTTACAATATTTCCTTCACGAATTAATTTTGCAACATCATCATATGATGTATCAGTTACTTCATACTGATCTGTTTCAAGATCTATTTCGTTTAGATACTCATCGGGGTCATACAAAGGACCATAATATAAAGAATCTGTAGGAGTAATGTCTGGTAATTGTGGGTAAGTCTTTTTATCTTTATTCAGATAAACATGATATGCACCACCAATAGATGTTCCACCATCATGAGAAATTGGTTCAACAAAGAAATTGAAATCTGGGAATGCTTTTTTAAATTTATAGTTAGCAACACAATTCAAACCATATCCACCAGAAATAACAATATTTTTCTCACCAGTTAAGTCATGTGCTTTTTGGATGAGTTTGATCATTTCATCTTCAGTTTCTTTCTGAATAGCATACGCCATATCTTTCTGGAAATCAGTATACTGCCCCTGCTTATGCTGAGGAACATCCTTAATAATTTCTGGATAACGATCACCAATTACATAGGCACCATTTGGATAATTTGGTTTGAATAAATCTCGGTTTCCAAATCCACCTCTAAACATAGGGGGAATTTTATCATTTGGTTTTCCATATGGAGAAAGACCCATAGTCTTTCCAGCATCAATTGAACTGAATCCACAGTATCTAGTGATAGCTTCGTACTCTTTTACAAGACCAGGATATTCAGTAGCAAATATTTCCCGATCACTATCTAATTTAAGATAACCAATCGCTTCTTCAGTGCCAAGATGCTTATATACAATCTCAGGCGGTTGATTTTTTTCAAATTTAAAAATAGTCTCAAACTCAAAAACAGTATCTTCTATACCTTTTGTTTTCAAAAAACTACCAGCACCATCGGCAATCAATACCGCTGCACTATCAAATCCAGAATTATAAAATGCTGCAGTGCCATGCAATTGATGATGAATCGTATCAATATATGTTGTAGAGAACTTAACTTTCTTTCTAGTAAGTTTTCTAACCATACCATAGTAGATATCTTCACCAGTCCAATCACACTGTGGACCATTACGATGAGTATGGCATACAACAAGATGATCAATATGATCAACATAATCAAATACTTTCTTGATGCCCATCATAGGACATCCATCTCGTTTCCACCTAGAAAGGCGTTCTTCTTCTAGATAAAAAATAATTTTACCATTAACCATTAAGGTAGTACTCGCGTTGTGACCGCGAGCAACCGAAACAATAATGCTCATGATTTAACCTCAGGACTTAATCGTTTTTGCTGGCTTTACTGCTTCAATCTCTAGCAGTTCATCAATTGGTTTTTTCTTTTTCTTTGCTCTTGGAGTGAGGAAAGGTTCTGCAAACTTTTTAACTGGTGCCGAGATATCTATATCCTTTTTGGGCATCACTCCAGGAGTAAGAGTCTTGGTCTTTTCTGGTGCAGTTGGTGCAATACCTGGTTTTAATTTAGATACCTTCTTAATTTCAGGACCCTTGATGGTTTTAATAATATTAGAAATTTGTTTATCATCAAGAACCATTAAATCCTCATTATTACGATCAACATTCATATCAAATGTGATCCTGATAGGACTATACCTACGCCTACCACTACCATTATCAATAACATTAAACTTATCACTTTTAGGATATGAAATATTCTCGGGATATGTAGATCCAATTACTACAGTAGTTGGTTTTCCTACAGCATATGATAGATGCTGTCCAACACTATCACATCCTAAAAAGTGATCTGCGGCATTGATAACACCTGCCCATCCGTTCAATCCCATCCCATTTGGTTTCGCAACTCCAAGAGAAGACCACCCAGGAATTTCAATCTCAGACATAAGGATCACACCAAAATCCTTATTAAGTTCTTCAATAATCGAAATTACATTACTTACTTCAAAACTTCTACCAGTAGAATCAAAAATAAAGTTACCTTCTACTTTAGTGCTTTGACCGAAGGGTTGAAATACAATAACCTTATCTTTTCCTAGTGTTTGCTTTACTTCAGCAACAAGATTATGACCATTTATTTGATCTTCTTTATTCAAATCTAAATTGATTTTTCCAGTTTCGCGAGGTGCATCTAATTCATTAATAATAATATCAAATGCTTGAATCAGATTACACTTCTGATTAAAATATGCATTTACTCGATATGGTTCTGGAGATACAATTTCTTTATCTTTTAATTTCTCTTCAAAAAGATCTTTATGACCCATTGGATACACATGATCTCTTAGTTTTGTATTGTTTAAAAACAATTCAGACCAAGATTCTGAGACAATGATGAAGTCATCATGAGTCTCTGCGTATTTCTCTAACGCTGGCATAGAACAGAGTACGCGCCCTGCTCCGCCATTAATGAAAAATGCCTTATTCATTCAAGTCAAACCTCAATGCCTAAAATTATACCATCGGTGATTTATTTAGTCAACCGATGGTACATCAGAATTATTCAATTTGTACGGTTACTCTTACTTGTAAGATACGCAAACCATACCCAATCTACCAGAGTCACCGTATAGACCGTTTCCACCACCCATTGCATGTGAACCCCATCCACCAGCTCCTGGGGTTCTTAAGCATTGAGTATTAGTTGCATTACACTGGCATCCACAGCAGTTACCACTAGTATAGCATGGGCAACACATTGTACAATCACCAGTTGCACCTAAGAATCCATAGATGGGTGGATGCTGCTCGAATCCATAATGGCTGCCATCCCAATATGTCTTTGGCCACATTCCACGAAGACCATAGATAACATTCTCCGCAGTTGGATTCTCAATATCTTTAATAGTACCGTGATAACCAGAACCAGGAACAAAGGGAATTGTACCTGTCATGGTTTCTCCAACATAACACCAGTCAGTACCACAGTTACAGAAATTACCACCATTACCACTAGTATAATAATTGAATCTACATGTGCATGGAGTACCATACATTGCCATCCAATTACCCATTTCTGCCTGACCACCATCAGCACAGAAATTATCTAACTTACATCCTTGAACAAAGGAATGACAACCACTCCACCTTCTTGCAGACTCTGTAGTATATCCATAGCAACAATATGCACAACCAGCACATAAAGTATAAGTCCATCCTGCTTGTACTGGTACAATTACAGATGCATATGCTCCAGTAGCACCAAATGGTGTATGTCCACAGCAACAAGGTGGTTTGTTTGCGCCACCACCAGCACCCCAGATTTGGAATCTAGCTTGTGTTACTCCACTAGGTACAGTCCAAGTACAGTTTCTACCGCAACGATAATATCCAGAGGTATCACAGACTTTAAATCCATCAGTCCAACCACTACCCTCATATATTTTCCACTTACTAGTATCTTCTGGACATAGCCAATGTTCCTTTTCACCAGTTGTTAGCCATTCTTGAGCCATCGTAACAGGACTACCTGCTGCCGCACCGCCACCAGCACTATTTGCTTTTAAATCAAATAGACATTGCTGTCGTTCTGCAATTTCTTTTTTAAGTGCTGCTTGCTCGTTTAAAGCACTGTATACTAATACATCCATTTATCTAATCAACCTCCAGGAAAGTTTAAATGTGAATCTGTAGGCATTGGCACATTTGAAATTGCCTGCATTACATCGATAGGCATTTTAGGTATTGTGCCTACTGGATCAGGAAGAGTTACAAATTTCCAAGTGCGATGATATGGATTATTTTCAATATAAGTTCCTATACCAGCAATGTAATGGTCGATTTTAGTATTAAGTTCAGCACCAAAATCGTAGGAGTCCCTATAGGTCTCCATCTTTGATTTTCTAGCTTTTGCTTCGTCAGTATACTTATTCTCTAGGGGTTTTAGAACCTGATCAAATACCCAAGTGCTAGTAGCAAAGTCCCATCTAACTTCATACACATCTCTCAAGTCTGGGGTTACTGCTTTGCTGTACACATCTCCATTAGATTGAGTCTCATTTTCATATGTGTAATCATATGAATAGTTATCAATCAATTGATGAGATAATGCATACGCCATTGGCAGTTGTGCAGCATCCGTTGCATTGATTGTCTTTATGAGAGATCCTTCAGGTGCAACAGTAACATTGATTTTTTCTACCTCTCCAGACAGTTCATTAATCTGAACTGGAAAATTTTCTGGACCAGTATAAGTGTAACTCCCACTTCTATTGGTGGAGACACCAGATACATAATCTTCCGTAGGAAGCAAATAGGTAAATGATGATGTAATGTTTGCCATTGTCCTTTACGACCTCTGTTTTCCTAGTAGTTATTTATAATTTAAATCAACAGTATGAAACACAAACCATACCCATTCTACCAACATCAGAACATCCACTGGTATCACCACCACAAGTAGTATATCCCCAAGATCCTGCACCAGGAACTCTCATGATAGCGCAGGAACAAGCTTGATAGCAGCATCCTGCATTTTCATTACTCATAGTTTGATTGCAGCAACATGAACATGTTGGGAATCCATAAACTCCTGGGTGACGGAATGTTGGGCTATATGCACCATACTGGTATCTAAAGTAACTAAATTGACCTGGGAGTCCATAAACACCAGAACCACCAGTTGAAGTACCATAGAAAGTTTTGCAACTTGCAGTAGATTGATAATGATTTCTACAATCATTACAGCGTCCTACTCCACCAGTTTCAGTAGAATTAGAACAATAATCCGATCCACTATTACAAATACATGATCCAGCATACATGCAATAGCTACCAGCCTGTGCAGCAATCTGTTGTCTGGTTTTTACTTCACACCAAATACTTGACTCACCACCTTCTGCACAGAAGTTATTTAAATTATTTCCCTGAACATATGATGGATTACCATCTGCGGTCATCTGTGCTCTCTCATTGTAACAACAATAAGCACAACCAGCACATAAAGTATATGTATCACCTGGTGATACTGGAATGATTACAGATGCATATGCACCAGATCCACCATTAGGTGATCCACCACAGCAACAACCAGTAGCAGAACCACCTCCAGCACCCCAGATTTGGAAACGGGCGCAAGTTACACCAGAGGGAACAGTCCAATTACAGCTAGCACCGCAACGGTAATAAGAAGTAGTATCGCAAACTTTAAATCCACTAGTCCAAGATGCTCCGCTTGCTGGAACCTTTGGAATCATACAAGACAATCCAAAGTTTGGAGATCCTGCCCATCTAACAATATCAATATTATCTTGGTTTACTTCAGATGCAGCACCACCGCCGCCGCCACCACCAGGCAGGGCACCACCTGCTTCAATAATAGCAGATCCTAATCCTACATTCTCTGCTCTTAATTCTTGATTAATTTCTGCCAGAGCATTATAAGTTAATACGTCTGCTGCCATTTTTTACTTCCTCAGTGGTTTTATGTTGGGTATAAAATAATTAGACTGCTTGCTCAATACCGTAAACATTTACGGATACATCAGCAGTAGATGAATACACGACAACTTGCTTAGAAGCATTAAGTGCTAATCCAGTTCTTTCAAGAACTCCACCTTTTGGAATTGATACATCATATTCAATGTATTCAGCATCCGTAGGGGATCCACTAGCAGCAAGAGCAAGTCTAACTACTGCAGCTGCACTAGTTGATCTGTTCAAAATGTTAACATTAACAACAGAAAGAGTACTGGCAGGAACCGTATACACAGATGTATTTGTAGTTGCGGACGGTGCTGATTGTCCTAAAATACCAGAAGCCATTTTTTAGTGTTTCCTTTGTCTTGTATTATTTATAGTTATAATGAAATTAGCCAATACATTGGCTAATGAAATACTCAGATGCTTGAATCTGTGTAGCATTCTCCGTTCTTAGAGTGCCAATTCCAGCATTAGCATGAGATATTGCAGTACCAACACCTGCATTAGCATGTTGCGTAGCAGTTGCAATTCCCAACTGTGCTGCATTTTGTGCGGCAAGTAAAGTCGCAGCATCCTGAGTTCCAACATAAGTTCTAACTGCAGCCTGAGTTGGAACTTTCTCATTACTATTCTGACTCATTGAACCGTCAGTAGAGAACTCATTAATTTGAGCACCCAATTGAGCACCAATAGAACCCAATCGTAATGAAGTTAGACCAGATAGATCGAATGCACTAGCATTCAAAGTTGCAGAACCAGTTGCTTGGTTAACCTTAAAGTACTTACCTACACGGAAGTTACCTTCATTATCAGTAGAAACATAGAATACACGACCTGGGAACTCTTCAGTAATTTCATAAGAAGGAACTGGTTGATTTATTGGAGCAGCAGGCCAGTTAGTTGTGTAAGTACCACCAGTACCAACCTGTAGGAAGTCATGTCCAGTTAGTCTTGCTTGACTATAGATATAGCGGATCTTAATATCCTGCTCATCAAATGCCTTCGCTGCCTTCTCTTCAACTAGAGTAACAGTAGTTAGTCCAAATGTATCAGTGGTAATGCCAGTTACCTTTACAAATTCATCATCAATCTTTAGGTATGAACCTTCAGTTCCTGCAAAGAGTTGTGATATCGTTGCTCTGAACTGAGTAGAAACACCAGTGAAATCTTTATTAATTTCAGCAGTATTAATATAACTAGTAGTACCAACAGCAACAATAGAATCACCAATTGAATAAGATCCTGCAGTTGCAGCACCATCCTGAGCTCTATCTACATTCATAGAGTTTGCTGTTGGGAAACTGTTGATCTTCATCAACTCACCCGTTGGAGATAGTGCATATCCACCTGGAGTAAATCCAGAAATGCTACCTACCTGAATAACATTTTCAGATGGAGCAGCAGGAGTCAAGAAGGTTGTAGTATCTCCAGGAACTGGATACTTAATAATAGAAGTATTACCGCCAGTATGTGCAGCGCCAGAAGTAGTTAATTGACCTCTATCAACAACAATATTTCCTTTACCAGTAGGTCCTAGTTGAGAAACACCACTAATAACGAATGTAAATGGGTCGGCACCAGTAATATTATCACTGTTAAATCCACCATTACCTAAACCAGTTTCAAACTCAATACTACCGTTAATATTAACAGGTGGATTAGTTCCTAGCCCAGAAAGAACCAGAGCAAATCCATTCTGACCTCTGTTAGCAGTTGCTCCATTTGCTCTTAGAGTTGCAGTAGCACCAGAAGTTTGACCTGTAATTACTTCACCACCAGCAAATCCAGTACCAACACCAACAGCACCTTCAGTAATTACACTATAATAGAGATTATTTTGTAATGCACCTTGAACACTATTCAGTTGTCCAATTGCCTCTGATGTTCCACCTCTAATTCTTTCACCTTGCTGGAAATTTCCTGATAAAGTATCTGGATCAAATTCAAGAACTAAACCTTCAATTTGTCCTTCTCTTGGAATTTCAAGAGGGCTGAATCCAGAACTAACAACACCATACTTACCCCAAGAAGAGTTACCTACCAGTGATCTGAGTCTTCCACCACGGGTTGCAGCGTAACTAGTGTGACAGTAGTATGTGAAACAAGATACAGTTTCAGCAACAGCACCATCAGTAATCCAGAAACCAATACCTTCATCATGAATATTGGTAAAGGAGTCAAACACAATAGATTTGTTTGATGGAGTTGCAGATCCATCAACAAACTGACGATGAACACCACCATCTACAACTGCACCAATACCTTTTACTGAAGATGCAGAACAGTTAGATACATAAGGTGATTTGATAATTCTACTTTCAGGATTTAGTGCAACGAATACACCCCTAATCTTAGCGTTATTGGGGTCATAATCTTGTGCCTCAAAAGTAACACTAGTTGCAGAACTAACAGTTTGTGGCTTATCAACTTCAACAGTAGTGGAGTTCACAAATCCAGAAACCTTAGTACCAACTGATATACCAGCACCAACAACTGTAGTTCCTACCAAATCAGGGAAGAAATCACTACCAGTCATTACAGTTTCAGAAATAGTCACTGTTCTGGTAGTTACAATACCTGCAGGTTCAAAACCTGTCAGATTTTCCATCAATAGGTCCTTGAGCATTGAAGCATTGCTCATTAAGAACATATTAGCTTCTTCGTTTGGTCTGGTTTCTACATTAGTAATCGCAATATCACTAGCACCATTCTCCCAAGTATCACTAGTATCCCATAGACCACCAGAAATACAACGAATTTCAATGGTTTTTTCGTCGTATGAAGAGTCTAGAATAGATGCACACTTAGTTCCATCACCAGTAAAGATAGAAGAACCATAAGAAACTGAAGATGGTGCAGTAGCAAGAGTTAAATGCTGTTGATGAGCAACACCAGACTTTGGTCTAATCTTTGTAGATCTTAGGTTGTCACCAACAATAGATACACCTTCAGGAACAACAATAGGAAGTTGCTCATTATAAGTACCTGCTTTTACATAGATAGATGCTCTGTTAGTAGTAAGTCCTACTTCTCTACAAGCCTTCTTAACAGATGCAAATGCTCTGCCAATATTTGATCCATCATTATTATCACTACCTTCTTCGGTTACATAGAAGACTGGATGACTAACACCATTATCTTCCCACTGAGGAACACCAGTTTCACTGACTACTAATGCCTGACCATTAGTACCAACGGGTAATCTTGCGGCACCAGTGTTATAGAACACCATGTCACCCTTGGTGGTCATAACATTATTGGCAGCACCCTCTACCAACTGATTCCAATAATCTCCATTAGAATCAGTCGAAGGATCTTGACCTGTACTACCAGCAGTCGCGACACCAATATAACTGTTACTTAAATGCTTAACAGTATCACCTAGTTGATAGGTTGTACTTGCATCCCAATTTCCTCTCCAATTGATACCCTTACTTACTAGCTTCCAATTTGCAGTAGTTGTTGGGACAATATTTGTGGAGTTTGTAGTAGCAACATAAGTGTTACCACCATATTGAACAACATCACCTGGTACATATGCAGTAGAATTATTCCATTCACCAACTACATTGAATCCAGTAGTGATGACATCCCAGAGAGCATCATTATATGCAGGTGGTTTATTGGTGTTAAGAGCTTTGGCAACATATGTATAACCACCATAGGTTACAACATCACCTTCTTGATACTGTGTTGAGGTATTCCAAGTATCTTCAAAGTTGAAAGACTCAACATACTTTACATGATTTGCATCAACAAAATCGGCACCAGAAGTATGTGCAGTTGTTACTCTATACTGAGTATTACCATACTTATAGATATCGTTTAACTTATACCAAGTATTTGCTACCCAATCACCTTTATGGACAATACCTTCAGTATGCAGAGACCAGTAACTAAAATCTGCAGAGTAAAAAAGGTTCTCGTTGCCTGAAGAGGTATGATTTACCTTACATACGTAAGTATTAGCACCATACTTGATAATGTCATCAATGACAAAAGCGGTGCTTACAGTCCAGTCACCTCTCCAGTTGAATTTTAATCTGCCAAGTCTAAATTCAGCCATTGCTTTTCTTTAACTCCTATTTTGGTCCTGCGGAATAATCATGATCACTAAAAGATACAGTTAGATATCCATCATCATCAATGTAGTAGGAAGTTCTCCTAAAATCAAACCTGAACTGTTGGTATTTATCGTAGATATTGTTTTTATATGTTTTCTCCTCAGTGGTCTCATCTACGTAATCAAGACCTTCTAAAAATTCTGGATAAGGAGTTCCATCAAGTCTGTGAGATACATCAACAACTTCGTCGTCTGTGGTCTTTACTTTGGTATATCTAAGCATACCGTCATCGTCTCTTCTTAGAGCATGAACAGTAAACTTATCCTGTTGTCCAAATAAGAGTCCTCCGCCACCGCTTCCAGTGCCAGATAACATACTCCCACTTAAGAACATCGTCATGTAAATAACCTCCAGTAACTGTTGGTCCAAACTAATTTAACAGCAGCACCAGCGACATCACATGCTAAAGGAGAATCAATTACGCCGAGGTGATTTTTAAACTGTTCGTTATTTTGGGTTTCAACCATAAGATTATTTATGTCCCAAGTAGATTCTGTATCGTGGAATTCAACAAAATCTCCTGGTTGTTTAATCGATGGTAGAGTTACAGTAAATCCTGCTCCAACAGTATTTGTTAGATAAGACTTATTATTATCAGAAGCACCTAATGTTATTGTTTGTGTTAATAAAGTCAGGGAAGGTACTGTTGCTTGAGCAGTAACTTTCAAAGTTGTAAAGTCAACAACTACTGTTGAACCATATCCAGCAACTAATAATCCATCACCAACAAAATTGATATCAGTGAAACCAACACCAATTTTTTGAGAAATAACATCACTACCAGCACGAAGAGTAGTAGATCCAATACCTACACCAGCAGTAAATAATTGACCGTTCTGAAGTAAATCACCATTAAAATTTAAAGTACCATCAATAAAAACATCACTTTTAAAAGTAGAGACGCCAACAAATGTAGCAAATCCAGTGACATTTAAGTCACTTGGTTGCAAGTTGCCAGTAAATCTAGCATCACCAACTACATCAAGTTTATATTGTGGATTGGTAGTACCAATACCTACATTAGGAATGTAATTAGTAGTTATACCAATCTTGCCAGTAGTATCATCTACAAATACATAATGACCAAATTGTGATAGCTCTCTATTGAATGCCATTATATTGATACTTTATTAGATATTTATGGTGTGTAATTTTGATCCACATTAGTACTGGGAAATGCTCTACCAGTACCCCAAATAATTCTTACAGCACCGTCACCACCTGAGAATCCACCTCGCCCAAATATCGCACCCCCCAAATCATCCTTTGGTCCTTGAGCACCGCCGCCACCATATAAACCACCATCCTGTCCATCAGCAGTTTGACCATTAGATCCACCACCTCCACCATGAGGTGAGGGGAATGGCGGAGAATAAGCTCCATTACTAAAAGTACCGCCAGCACCATCTGGTCCTATTCCATATATTCCAGTTCCTCCACCACTACCTGCATACTGCATTGTTACTCCTGCTTGCCCATAACGACCTTTAGATCCACCACCTGCACCACCACCTTGTCCAGGAGAACCATTGCCTTGGTGGCTTCCTGCACCACCATTTCCCTGATATCCACCAGCGCCGCCACCACCAGCTCCATCCAGAATATTTGCATCACCAATGCCGCCATTACCACCACCATCTCCAGTGTATGTTCCACCACCACCATTCTGACCACCCCAAGCCTTTACAGTAGTAGCGTTTATAAAATAAGAATCTCCCCCAGCTATTCCATTTCGAGCATTATAATCTTGAGCTGCACCTGCTCCACCTGCACCAACTTCAACAACATAACTAACTCCTGGTGTTACTGGAATATTATTCTTCCATGCAAGACCACCACCTCCGCCAGCAGTATTACCATAACCATTATCTCCGCCAGCTCCACCACCAATACAAACAACACAAACTGATGTTACTCCAATCGGACACATCCAACTGTAAGTACCAGGTGTTGTAAATTCCCTATCGTATTCCGCATTACCAGCGGACATTATCAGGGATTGAATAATATTATATGACATTTATGTTAATCCAGCACCGCTAATTAAATATTCATCAGTTCCTACACATAATAGTGTAGCGACTCCATATTGAACTATTGTTCTTGTTCCTGTTAAAGGACTAGCTTGTCCTGCCCATCTTATAGTAGCACCAGAAGATTCTATAATAGTTCTACTAGCTACACCTTTATTATAAAGCGTAACAGCATCACCTACAGAAAATGTTGATGTTGGAACAGTTACATTCTGAGTCATCTGCACCAATGTTCCAGCATCTTTAGATTCTAAAGTATATGCTGTTGATGGGGTGGTTGATTTAAATTCAGATCCAATTATAAGTCTTCCACCCATACTAGGATGTGCTGTACACTGATAGTACAAAATATTTGGAGCATCAAAAGGAACATCAAATATGATGTCTGTTGGTGCAGAACCATCATTGTTAACTACACCAAGGTTATATTGCGTACCCGCACTACCGTTAGGTGTACTTTGGATCCTGAAAGGATGTCCTGTTGATCTATTGTGGAAGATATATTTTTGTCCTCTAACAAGATGTATATCTGGATCATAAAAAGATGAAGAACCTAAACCAGGACCACTGAAAATATAATGATTACTTGAGTCGTTACCAATAATCCAACCAGCGATTGCACCATCAAATTGATAGGCAGTACAAGTTCCACCGATTGAAACATCGGTACTGATAGCGACATTTACAGCATTTACATTTAAATTGTTAGGACTATGAATGGTTGGAGTCCCAGAGGGACCAACCAATCTTAATCCCCTTACACCAAAATCCTTATCAGCCATCTAATCAAGTACTTTAAACGTATTTAGTACATCTTTTGGCTTCCATAAACCGTTTCAGTTACCCCAGAAGCATACTGATCTGTTCTACTTGCATATGTAGATGGGAATGATCTTGCATTACCAGAAATAGTTCCATACATAATTCTCACCATACCATGAGCACCGTGACCACAAGCATGACCACTGTTTCCACCACCTCCACCACCACCTGGGAATCCGCCATCAGGAGTGGTATTACCTCCAACACCATATGCATTTGCTTGAGCCGCTCTATCATATCCATTACCTAAGTCACTACCAGCAGCCCAGTTACTGGCACTTGAATTCATACTATAACCTCTTAGACCAGTATTGAATGCCGTTGATCCTCCTTTACCACAAAAATCAAGTTCATCATTTGGACTACTATTATAACCACCAGCATCTCCGTTAGACCCTTGCCCATAAACACCTGTTCCGCCACCACCAGCAGAGTAATAATTTGTAGAACCATTTGCAGAGGTTCCACCACCACCACCACCAGCTTGTCCTTGTTGGGGTTGTACTCCCCAATATGGGTTATTACCAGCGCGTCCACTACTGGTTCCACCACCTCCATTATATCCACCAGCACCACCACCTGACATTCTGCATCCACCGTAGTGAATTCCAGATCCACCAGCACCACCACCATCATTACCACTGGAAGAATAATTATTATTTGTTATCCAATCATTACTAGTGCCGTTTTGATCACCACCAGTTCCACCACCAGCGACTGCGAAGTTTGATCCGCCGACTGTTATGTAAGATGATTGACCATTCTGACTATTGTTACCCCATGAAGTAGCTCTACCTCCACCACCAACATAAACTGTGATGGTTTCTCCAGGATTAACTGAAATATTATTCTTATATGCTAGTGCTCCACCACATCCACTTGCTCCGTCGTGGTTGGCTTCTCCTCCTCCACCACCACCAACAGAAACAGCATGTATAGCAGTCACACCAGCTGGAACAGTCCAACTGTAAGATGTCTGTTGATTAAAGTTACTGGCATGGAATATTGCACCACCAGCACTAGCAACTGAAGTATCTGAAATTGTTATTTCATCCGTTTCAGCAATCAAATTGGTTCTTGCACTATCAGTATATACACCAATTTTAAATGACTCCGAACCTTCTGTCGATTCATCTTCTAGAACTTCTACGATAGCAGTATTTCCACTAGGTAGAGAAATTGTACTAGTGCCACTACCAACAAAATCACTTTCTAATGCAGTAACAGTAACAATACCAACATAATACTGTGTTTGAACTGTTGGTGCGTCTTCTGCGGTTAGAGTAATTTGTACTTGTCTATCTGATGACGATCCTGTTTCTTGAACTGAAACTTTATTTGCAACTACAGAGAATACTGGGAATGGACTTTCCCTCTCAACTATTGATGTTATAAGACCTACACTATCATAATTTAATTCAAATCCTTTTTTATCACTACCAATTATTTCGTTATATCCAGTTATACGACCTTGACTATCATATTGAATTGAATTATATGAATTCTCACCAAGAGTTACTGCAGTAACATTGTTACTGGTATTTGTAGTAAGACCTGTAGATCTATTATATGGACTAGTTTTGACAATATCACCGCTACCACCACCACTGCCAGTAGATCTCTGATTACCAGTTCCTACAAACCTACCCATTTTATTTTATCAATAGTTACCTATCCATTATTTATACATCAGTAGTGTTGGTAGATGGGAAAGATCTATTCGGACCCCAAATAATTCTTACAGCACCAGCACCACCATCATCACCAAAATATCCAAGTCCCGTCGAACCCTGGCTAGTAGAGTAATGCCCACAACGACCACCGCCACCATAATTTCCACCACTAGTTTTACTGATACCATATCCACCATCACCACCATTTGATCCGCCTTTACCAGCACGATCTGATGTTGATTCACTACCAGCAGTTCTAAGACCACCAGCACCACTAACACCAGCACCTAGTAGTCCAACTCCACCACCACTTGCAGAATACTCAGAACCAGAAACTCCACCAGATCCACCGCCAGCTGCACCACCAGTACCATTGTATCCATTAGTCGCAGTTTCACCACCACCACCATTGCCAGAATATCCACCAGCACCGCCGCCACCACATCCATTAGCATTAGAAGATGCATTACCAGCACCACCAAATCCACCACCATCACCAGCATATCCACCACCAGCACCCGTAGTGTTAGATGTTTGTGTGCCTGAAATAAATGAGCAATTTGTTAGTTTAGCGCCAACTTGAGTGGAATATCCCCACCCAGTAAAGTTACAGACAACTTCTGCTGGACTTCTTGAATCTACCGATGGACTTGGGAGACCACCTGCATAGGAGGAACCTCCGCCTCCACCAGCACCAAAGTATCCACCTTGGTTGTAATCTTGATCCCATCCGCCGCCGCCTCCGCCGCCGCTGAAATATCCTCGACCACCTTTTCCACCAGTACCATCAGTGCCACCATTACCATTTCCACCATTCCAAAAACTACCATTTCCACCACCACCAGTGCATAAATCACCACCACAAGATCCACCATTACCGTGAGTTCCATTCATATATCCGTTAGTAGTTGCACCACCTCCACCTACAGAACCATTAAGTGATGTTCCTTGAGATCCAGAACTGAGGTGTGCAGTTCCTCCTGCAGAATCACCAGGTCTTCCAGGATGTGGTGGATCATATGTCGAATTAGATGGAGTTCCCTTTTCTCCACCCTGAGAAGACATTATAATACAATTTTGTTGGGTGAAATTTCCTTGTCCATAGAATAATCCAGCAATATAATCATCTTTTTTAATAGTGAACTTTTGTCCATCTTTTATGGTAACAGTTCCTGAAATATACGACCCATTACCATCAACAGCACCCCCATAACCTTTAGCTCCATCAAATCTAACATCTATATTGAAGTCTCCACCTACTGCATGTATTTGATCATTATCACTGAATTCAAAATCAACATTTCTTCCACCCAAAGCAGCAACTATAGTAGAACCTCGATATACAAATAAGTTAGAACCAGTCCAAGATTTTCCACCTAAACCTGCAACAGTTGATGCGTCAATAAAATAGGAGTCTCCACCAGCACTGCCACACCATTCACCCTCTGAAGTACCGCCACCTTCACCAGCTCCACCAACAACTACAGAATATGACTGACCTGGTACGACTGGAATAAAATTCTTCCATCCAAGTCCACCGCCACCTCCAGAACCATATGTTCTAGAACTATTTCGATTAAATCCATTATCACCACCACCGCCACCACCAACACAAACAACACATACTGAGGTTATGCCTACTGGAGCAGTCCAACTATATGTGCCAGGACTTGAATATACTTGTTGTCCTTGAATTGGGTATTGAGATGTATCGTTAATTGTTACATCAGTGCTTGACTTAACATTAACAGTTCTAGCAGAATCACTGTAAAGTTTCAACTGGAATGTTTCTGGTCCCTCTAGAGTATAATCTGTTAGTGGTGTGACACTAATTGATGTAGTGTTTGAATTAACTGTTGCAATTCCAGAGGATATTGCAAAATCAGTAGGATTAGTTACATCCCAATAGATAACATCTCCATTCAATAAATTAGTTGTATTAATAGTAAATACTGCAGTAGATCCTTCATCAACAGAAGCAGGAGATGTTATAGAATATGTTGGAGTTCTAGAAGTATCATTAATCGTTATAGAATTACTTGTAGTAACGATAGCACCTGCTGTGGAACCAGTTCTAATTTGAAGTTCAAATGTCTCTACACCTTCAGTTAGATAATCATTTAACGGTCCAAAAGAAAAAGTACCTGCAGCACCAGTTACAGAAAATGATCCACTGTTTGGATTAAAGTCTGTAGGATTTGTTGTTGACCAATATAAAATATCACCATCATTAACATTCTCTGTAGCAATAGTACAGACACCAGTTACACCCTCATCCAATGCTGTTGGTATACCAGTAATTGAATAAGTCGGTACAGGTGGAACGAATTTTTTTATTGCTGTAACAAGTCCAACATTATCATACAATAGTTCAAAAGTAGTTTCTATTGTACCAATAGTTTCTGTGTAGGTTGTAATTAAACCTACATTGTTATATACAATATTTGAATATCTATTATTTCCCAATACTACTTCACTAACATTATTAGCAGTATCAGTTGAAAGACCAGTAATTCTCTCATATTCTGAAGTTCTAACAATGTCAGCAGCTAAAGATTCACCTGCACTAGGACGCTGGTGTGTAAAACCTACAAATCTTCCCATATCTAGATGAAATCCTTCCTAGTATTTATAGATCACCTGTGTTGGTTGATGGGAAGGCACGTCCAGCACCCCAAATAATTCTTACTGCACCCGATCCAGGATTTCCACTACTGTTACCAGAAGTATCATTTGTTCCACCAGATCCTGCACCATATTGACCACCATGACCACCATTATGGGTACTAGATTGATTACCATTACCACCACCTGATCCACCGCCACCACCGTCACCACCATAAGTGGTAGTGGGAGCACCAAAACCGTTAGTTCCCTGACCTAGTAGACCAACTCCACCACCGCCGCCGCCTTTGCGTTTACTATCATTAGAGTCAGAATTTGAGTGACCAGCGCCACCGCCACCGCCTCCACCAGTTCCAGAATTACCACTTCCAGTGTTAGCAGATCCACCATTACCAGAGTATCCGCCAGCACCTCCACCGCCGCCACCCCAGCTAGTTGCTGAACTTCCATTACCACCATTACCACCACCATCACCAGCATATCCACCACCAATATTATTACTATAGGCAGCAGAATGACCACCTTCACCCCATACAGTAGAAGAATTTATAAAATAAGAATCTCCACCGTCTGCAGAAGTAGTTCCACGATCTCCAACTACTACAGTATAAGATTGACCTGGTGTTACTGCGATATTATTCTTCCATCCGAGACCGCCACCGCCGCCTCCAGCTCCACCACCTCTACCACCACCACCAACACAGACAACACATACTGATGTTACACCAGATGGTGCTGTCCATGAATGAGTTCCTCCTGAAGTATATGCAACTTGACCAACTTGATCAAGAGAAGTGTCATTAATGGTGATAGAAGAACTTTCACCAATTTTCATTGTTCTAGAAACATCTTGATAAATTTTTACAGTAAATGTTTCTGATCCTTCAGTAGTACCATCTTCTTTTGGAGTAACTGTAAATGATCCTGAAAGTGAATTGACAGTAAAACTTCCAAAATATGGATCCCAATCATCAGTATTAGATCCAGTTTGCCAATATAAGGATGTGCCGTCAGGAACATTATTAGATGTAGACACATTAATAGTTAATGCAGTTCCTTCATCAACACTGCTAGCTGCAGGTGTTACTGTAGCAGTGTAATAAACAGGCGGTTCAGGTACATATTCTACTATCGATGTTACAAGACCTACACTATCATAACTTAATTCCCAATACTTTTCATCAGATCCAATAGTTTCTTTATAATAAGTTACTAGACCAACATTATTATATAAAATCTCAGAGTATGTATTATCACCTAAAGTTACAATACCAACATTATTATTACTATCAGTCGTGATACCAGTGTTCCTATCATAGACAGTAGTTTCTATAATGGTGCCGCTACCACCACTACCTTTACCTCTGTTTGGTCCTAAACCAACAAATCTACCCATTAATCTAATAATAGTTTATCTATATTTATCATGGATATGTCGGCGCATTGTTGGGGAAGTTCCCAGTGTCTCCTGGCCATATAAATCTGACTGCACCAGGTGCTCCTTGTCCACCTCCAGTCTGATTTCCAACAGCACCCCCACCACCATAGTTACCACCATTACCACCAGGTGATCCACCACTAGTTCCAGATTGACCAGTCTGATTAGAGTATAGAGAAGTTCCTCCACCACCAGGTTCTCCACTAAAGTAGTAGTCTTTACCTGCTCTTGGACCAGTACCGCAAGATAC